AGCATACGATTTACACTACGATGGATGACTATTCGGTTACTTCTCTATATGAATCAAAAAATGAATGGGCGTCTCGACTTGTGAATATCTTGACCCCACTCATTCAAGAAGGTATACGTTCTATTTTTGATGAAGCAGTCAAATTATGTGTTGGAAATAAGGAACAAGATAAATATCTTATGACGTTTCAGAATCTTCTCTCGAGAGTACCAAAATGGAATCCAAATATCATCAAAGAGGAAACTGCTCGAATTAAAGAACGCAGTACGTGTGGTTATTTAGAGGATTTGATTACATGTGTACATATTATTCATCTGAAGTGTATGACCGTCATGCGTGTTGGTAACAAACAGAAGAAGGTTGACATTAAAATCCCCCAACTTGCAGATTTCATTCATAAAATTTATGTGAATACTGCCCGAAAAGTCTATTCGAATGTCTATATCTTCGAGAGAGGAATTTTGCCTCTTCACGCACAACGTAACAATCGCGAGTTCGAGATTATTGTCAAGGAATGCATTTATAATACAATCCGAGACAATATCCCTGTGGAGGAATTGATTAAGATGTATTTAGAAGACACGATAGAGGATGTTGTAGAAGTCACGGAAAATGAGGAGGTGATTCAGCAAGAGCCGATTCTCTCGGAAGAGGACGCCAATCTCTCGGCGAGGCGGCGTGCTCATCATGGAAGTACCCGCCGAAGACGTCATCGGGATAGGGTGACGGGTCAAGATGAGGATGAAGATAATTCTACATCAACACCCTCGACGATTGACCAACTTGACTTCGTCGGCGAATTGAATGGGTCATCTAGTATCTTGTCATCGGCATCGCCGGATTCGGATAAAAGTGGCAGTGGCAGTGGCAGTGGCAGTGGGGCAAATGAAAGCACCGGTGGAGGCGGTGGAGGAATTTCGTTTGGAGAGAATCAAGTACGAACTTTTGAAACAGACGCATCCGAGAGAAGGAACGAATATATGACACACGACGACGGAGATGCAGATGAAGATGATGATGCAGATTCTGGACGAATAAGGATTGGTGACGATATTCGTCTTGACACACTCGACATTCATACACTCAACGATATCCAAGAGATTAACGCACCTCCTTTATTGGATGACATTGAAGTATTGGCGTAACGTACCTTATGAATAAATATTCACCTGTGTATATAAAAACCATGAGTGAAGGAGACAACGAAGAAGAAGATAAGTGGTATAATAATATATTTATCATCGATTTACTTATCTTTGTATTTTCTTTTGCGTTTTTAGCAATCGCAGCTGGGATTATGTATATTTGTTATCCACCGGTAATGATGGCATTCCAAACATCATAAATCGCGTATAAATTCGATAAATAATTGAATTTGTATGTATATACGTCTATTTAGAATTATATACATTTGGTTTTCAGATTCGTCGTGATGTTTAATACTACAAAATTAGCAATTATTGGAGCCGTTGTCGCAATTGTATATTTTTTGTTAAAATTCATAGAAATGCGATTTGTTGATGTCGACAACCAAAAGCCAGTGAAGGTATTGATTCGCGATTCGATTGTTGTATGCATCTCATCGATTTTAGCTGTTTTTATATTAAACCAGTTTGAGAATATTAGTAGCAGCGGTATCGGTGGTATCGGTGGTATCGGTGGAAGCGGAGTGGGTGGCGGAACCACACCGGCTGTATTTGTAGACACACCTGGATTTTAATCCAAATGAAGGTTTTCACTCGTATTTTCGTTGTCAGATGAAGACGATTGTGAAAATACTTCTAATTCGGGCTCTATGTCTGTTTGAGTATTCGTGTGATTTGCTTGACTAGAACTACATATAGATGTTTGAACTCCGTTCTGATAATAATGTTTTCCAACGTCGTTTAAGTTTGATAACATTAACCACCAGGCTTTCAAATAGGAATGCTCTGTATATTTCAGTTCAGGTGACCATTTCTCGCAAAATTTGCGAACGTATGGTGCCGCCAATGCATTTTTGTATTGCGGCATCGAAGGAAACAGATGATGTTCAATTTGAAAGTTCAAATATCCCATAATCCATGTAATCAATGCAGATTTCGTAGAAATATTCACCGTATGTTGAATCGCATATTCAAACCAAAGAAGATGTTTGTTTTCAGGAATAACATCGGTGAAAGTATGTGACAGAGAGAAATGACCGAATAGATAGATAAAATTCCAGAAATTAACTACCATAAGCAAGAAATAAGAATACATAAATCCATATCCCCCGTATGTCGTTAATATAAGAGGAAGAACCATATGAGATGATGACATACATACAACTTCAAATGCGGTTTCGATATGAATTTCTCTCGTTCTCGCCGAACATAAGCGGTGAAAAACCTTCTTAGGATGAAGATAATATGTCCAAAACAGATGAACCAGTATACCATTTACAATCGGGAGAAATGTCCATGCTTGAATTCGCATCCATATCCGATTCATAAATCTTGTAGCAACTTTACCATTCGTGTTTTCTTCAAATGCTCGATTAAAAAATGCAACGAATGGCGTCGTATCAAGGTCGATGTCATACTTTATTTTTTGTGGTGTTGCGTGATGTTTTTGGTGCATTGAATTCCATACGGAAGAGCTAACACCTCCTCCGAAACCCATTGCGAATGTTTGAATTGCACGGTCGATTTGACGGTTTCCAGTGAAACTCAAGTGACCGCATTCATGTTGAACCCACCCACAACGCGTCTTGAATATGACAAATGAGAGAAGAGATGCGTAAATATTGTAAGAGGCAAGCCATGTTCCACATCCAAAATAAAATGCGAGCTCTAACAACCGAAAATAAACGTGAATATAATCTGGTTCAAAACACCCCTGCCGTTCCAGTATCGCACGCATCTCTCGATAATCTGTCGTCATCTCTTGTTGTTTTGGTGTGAGTATATCGTCAATCGGTCCAACTTCATCTCCTTCCGTATATTGAGGCAATGAACGTAATACCTTTTTTGCTTTCGTAGACCTGTAATGAAATTCGTTGAATATGTCAGTGGCATCGGCCGTGTTTTTTGCGTAATGGATGATATTACCACCGGGGTGTTTAAATTCCGTAATATCGTATTTGATATTATCAATCACAACGATATCGCGTTTGCTTTTTTCCGTCATAATGTACCGTATACAATATTCTTAGATAATAACAAACAAATGTGTTTATATTATATCATCACGCCTATGTAGGAATACGAGTGATTCGATATTATTGAGTAATGAATGAAATTCTATCGAGTGAGTATCATAACTCATAATAGTTACTCAAATACTAATTTTTTGATTTTACTCATGTATAAACATAAAATTGAATCGTTATGTTTATATTCTCCTATAGCATACATCGTGATTCAATTGTTCCACAATGTCTACTTCTATCATTTCTCCTGATTCTGTCAATCTTGAAATGGAACGTCCGCCTTCTTCGGAGATTTCGCAATACAAATACTGGCCTCTTACGTTAGACGATGTACGAGATTGCGACCTCTCGTACTTGAATTGCGATTGGAGTGCAGATATGATAAAGGATGGGATGCGTGCTATTATTCGCACCGGTCAATTACCGGAAGTTGCTACAAAAGAGATTGATGTATGGAAATATCTATCAAACTACAGCCCTCCGGCGGACCGCGGCTTCATGTTCAGTTATGGCGATGACCGAATTGTGACACTTGTTGGGAATAACATGGAAGTTGGACATTCTGGTGCGAGCATGGGATGGACCATGCGTAACATTGAATTTATCGCAAAAAATGGACTTCCAGCACATCGAACAATGATTTTGGAGAATAAACGTAGGCGGTAGAGACAATTACGCAAATATAGTGGTGTGTATTTATTATATTAGACTTCGGAATTACAATAACATGGTAAGGTATCTACATCGATATATATATGAGTATTTTTACCATCTTTCAGGAACTTTGAAGCAAGTGATGCATGCTTCTTGTATTTTTTATATGTGATTTTATACCCATCAAACAATGGATTATGAATCTCTTTTGAAGGGATATGATTATGAACAGACCGGGAAATCATCTTGTACAATTTGAAGTCAGGATATCTCTCCTCTCCACTCGATTTATAAAGAACATTTCTCCCTTTATCGTCGGTCGTCCATTTTACAACCATCCTAATAATGGGGTCTGATTTACACAATTTTTCTACTTTGCGTAGGTCGTATATAAAATAGTCGAAAAGTGCACAAGCAAACCGGCACAAATCAAAACTATAATTGGGTTCTACGACAGGTTTTCCCGGATTATAATACGGAGGAAAATTGTACTGTGTTGCGGCATCGCCTTTCGGATGGAAACTATCGCTGCAAATAAGTTCGCCACGGAATTTGTAAATCGCACGACCAAAATCAATGATTTTGAAAATACGTCCATAGGTTGGTACTTTATAATACTGGTCATCATAATGATAGTAAATAAATTCTTCGGTTGTTTCTATGAACATGATATTATTTGTGTGAAGGTCGTTGTGTGTAAAAGCGAACATTTTTTGATATATCACAAGTGTCATAATCACTTGAAAAAGTAGCGATGTCCATTCTTCTTTTGTCAATTCATCACGCATCATAATATGGTCAAGTGTACTTACGCATTTTTCAAGTAAAATCGCTTGGATTGGAAAGTCCTTTATTTTTACGATGATTTGCTCATCATCGCTATAGTCAGAGTAAGACGACATATCTTCATTCTCGTCGGTATCGTTTTCGCTGTCGCCGTCCGTCTCCGTCTCGCCTTCGCCGTCGGTCTCCGTACCGCTCTCGCTGTCACGGTTATTGTTACTGCCGCCATTCTTTCTTTCACATACAGTATTTTTATTCATGCTGTCATGATTGTTACCATTTTCATTATCGTTACATTCATCATCTTCAATCGTCGTATACGACGAGTTTGATTGTGATGTATCACTATCGCTATCGGAATCTCGACTACTATTATCATTCATCTTCTTGCTATCGCTTACATTTTTACCCCAACATACATTCGAATCTGCGATTAGAGATTGTTGTTCACTTCGAGAATCGAAATCATCAACATTTATTTCTACGACGTCGAGAGATGGTGTCGCCAATGAACTTTCAACTTCACACGGTATTGATGGCGGTATAAATGTAGGTTCAAAATCGACTATATCTTCTAGAATTGAGATAGGTTTGTTACCGCTATTTAAAACGGGATTTAACTTGTTCCGTAGTTTCATCCATTTATTATCGTGCATGCTTGTTTCATCATCTCCGAATTGTGAGTAATCAATTGTAAAACGCTCATTTTCATATGTATTAAAAAAAGAACAGTCTGCCAAATAATCGATGTCATCAAATACATTTGTTGAAAACTCGCGTTGTTTACAAAGATAGCTACCATAATAGTCAAGTCCATGTACAATACCATGTGTATGAAGGACACGACTTGTCAAATATGAAAAAAACCCGTCTACATATGACGAGTTATTGGTATTCAACATTTTTTCTTCACAGTTTTCTAGTGTAGAGTTGTATTTAGGAAGTGTGATTTTAGAACACGCCATTCCTGCCGCTGTAGACAACGGTTCATATTTACCGGATAAATATCGGATGGGGTCCAATAGAGGCGAATATTTGACAAATATCGGGACATTCGTTGTATTTCCCAAATCATCACCAATTACCGTTTCTAAGTGGTTTAGAGAACTATGATTAGAATTCGCGGCAACACCACTATCGGAACTATTCGAATATACGTGAGTATTTTCCATAATATCGGTAGGATGTTCAATAATATTCTGTAAATAGTACTTCTGGTTTAATTGAATACCATTGTAGTTTGTCTCGTTAATATCAAAAAAACGACTATAAATGGGAATATAATTTTGAATATCATACAATAATGCAGAGTCTATTGTATTCGGTGTGTATTTATGTTTGCGATAGTGAAGTTGAAACGTAATCGGCGTTGGCGTTGTCGGCATCGTCGTCGGCATCGTCGTCGCCATTTTCCTAAATGATATTGATAATAATATGATTGTTCGATAGAAGTTTTATATTGATTTTAAACGGGCGGCTCCAATATTTGTGCTTCGTATAAAACATCGCAAAAAAATATCTATCCTTTGTATTACTAGGTATATCGAATACTCGTTCTATTCGGATTTCGTCATGAATTTAGAGCTTGCAAAATTTGATATGAAGGCAATTAGCTTCCGACCAGATGAGAATAAAGGTCCTGTTATCGTTCTCATTGGACGTCGTGATACAGGTAAAAGTTTTCTTGTTCAGGATTTGATGTTTCACCACCAAGATATTCCGATTGGAACTGTTATTTCCGGCACGGAAGCGGGTAACGGTTTTTTTGCCGCCCATGTGCCGAAACTCTTCATTCATGATGCCTATAATACCGCAATCATTGAAAATATTCTAAAGAGGCAGAAAGCAGTCCTGAAGCAAGTAAAAAAGGAAATGGACACGTATAAAAAGTCGTCCATTGACCCAAGGACGTTCGTTGTATTGGATGACTGCTTGTATGATAACAAATGGACGAAGGATGTGATGATGCGTCTCCTCTTCATGAACGGGAGACACTGGAAGATCATGTTAGTCATCACAATGCAATATCCTTTGGGTATCCCACCAAATCTCCGCACGAATATCGACTACGTTTTTATCCTCCGCGAGCCATATATTGCGAATCGTAAGCGAATCTACGACAATTATGCGGGTATGTTCCCCACTTTTGAGAGCTTTTGTCAGGTCATGGACCAGTGCACCGAGAATTATGAGTGTCTGGTCATCAATAACAACGCGAAGTCGAACAAATTACAAGACCAGATCTTCTGGTATAAGGCACAACAACACGGGCCATTCAAGCTCGGTAGTAAGGAGTTCTGGGAAATATCTAAGAATCTCGGTTCTGATGACGAAGGTGAGCAGTCGTATGACCCTAATGCTGCGAAAAATAGCAAAGGACCGAAGATAAATGTGAAGAAGAGTAAGTGGTGAGGGAAAGTTGCTCCTCTGTTCGGAGGTACAAGATGGAGAAAATAGCATTTTAATCCAAAATCTTGCTTTTTAATTATAAAAGCGACCACATTCAACCAATCGCTTTTATAAATATCGCTTTTGAAATGTAAAAGCGTACGTATTCCGATCCATCGCTTTTACAAACTTGTTTTTAATTCACGAAAGTGACAACAACCTCCTATTTATCCGATTCAACACATCCGATAAGTCAAATCCTGTTTCGTTCGGATTGTAGCGTATGATTACATAACCTTGATTCTTGATGAACTCTTCTCTCGCTACTTCGTCTGCCACAGACCTATCACGATGCCCGTATTCATCACACTCAACAACAATCAAATCGTCTGTCAAGCACAAATCCGCAAAATACGGACCAATTCGGAACTGACGCGACATCGCACGTAAGCCCTGATATGAATTTTCAATAAAACCTATAGTTTGCCCCTCAATACACATTGGGAATTTGACAATCTCGGTATTCTCTGAAACCGTAACAAGGTATTTGTTTCTGAATTTAAATGAGTTTTTAAATAGTTCAAACGCATCTTCTGTTAGCATATAGACAATACGATTATGTCCGCCATAATGTTTTATATCAGGACTTATTTTTTTGATGGGAAATTTTATATAATGAATGTTCTCTCGGTAGTTCTTCTCCAAATGTAATCTTAACTGTACCTTTTGTGTCTTGAAATGACAAACCAAATCATCCAAATCGTGTGTGAATTCAGGCATGATGTAAAGATTTATCGTGCATTTAGTCATGTTGAGTTCAGTTCAATTTTATGTAATAATTACTATTACAAACTCTTGGATTTTAATCTTTGAATTATTACCTTATGATTTATTTATAACACTCACACCCTTCATTCTTCATTTTTCATTCTTACATGAGAACTCTCCAATTTACACACCCGAAGACCATGTCTTCTACCGATTTTTCTGCCTCATCTGCTGAAGCAAAGAATTCATCTCTTAGTTTTGGTGGCGGCTACAGCCAGTCTAGCGGCTGGAACGCCAACGTCACATTTACCAAAAAATGGTAGATAAAATAATTTAGAATATAATAAGCATATAAAAAGCATATAACAAGCATATAACATTATTATTACTGTATGTACCAGTAGTAATAATGACAACTGTTTTCAGTTATAAAATTAAAATACTAATCAACGTTATCCATCTCCTTCGCCTCTGCCCCCGCCCCAGACAACCGCGACAATCCGTGGTCATTCTTCTTATCCATGACGACATCATCGCTCTCGAAAAGCTCCTTACGCATCTCCTCCACAGTCATTGAGACAGACGTTGAATCGTCGCCATCATTCCAAATACCGCCACCAACGCTTTCGCTCAGGTCCGCACCCGCACCCGCACCCGCAAGTGCACTTGCCAGCTCCTTCGGCTTTGCATCCACCAAGGTCTCTCCGTCCTTCGCCAACATCTGTGTGAGTTTATTCCCACTCTCCTTCGCCAACTTGATATTCTCCTGAATTGCCTTTGCCTTCGTGTCCTTGACACGCTTATCAAACTCGGTCTTCGCCTGCTCCTCATTCTTCTTCTTCTCTGCCATCAACTGGTTCAAGGTCTCCTCCATATATTCGACACGCCCTGTCTTATATGCGTCAGGATGAAATGGAACCCACATTCCCACAGGCCCCACGAAGACATCATGGTTCGGGTCTACCTCACGCAACATCTGGCAACGCAGCTCTGCCTCTTTCTGTGAGCCAAATACACCACGAACCTTCAACCCCCGCACGGATGTCTGAAAGTTATGCTTCTCGTTGAACTCATTTTCAAGGTCATCTTCATGCTTATCCAAAAACGTCTTGTATTCATCGTAAATGTTGGTTTTCTGAAGCACGTCCTTCTCTTCTTTAGCAAATTCCTGAAAGTCAGCTGACAACTTGTCAAAACTAACATGATATTTAAAAGATACAAAATTAAGGAACTGAATAAACTTCTCCATCGATTTTTGATAGTCCCAATAATGAAGAAATTTCTCGAAAAAGAAATGGTCTTTCTGCTTCAAAATGTGTTCCGGTGAAACGAAAGAGAGACACGCAAACTTCTGACCTGCAATCGGCTTATCCTCCTCCAACAAATCAATATATCTAGGATTTACTTCACCGTTTTTTGTATGTTTCAATTCTACGCCCGACGGAGGATGTGTATGTGTATATGATGACATGTTTGGACAACCGGGAATTATAATATAGTATGAGATAGTTGTTTAAGTGATTTAACGCATTATATTATTTATTGGCGAAATAGACCGAGTTCGTGAATATTAATTTCTTATCATTATTTATAATAAATCATCCAAATGTCCGGTGTTTTTGATTTAGGCGAACTCGTCAAGAGAACGATTAAGTACTTGGTGGAAGGTGTTATGGTCGCCATCGCCGCCTACGCTATCCCTAAACGCAGCCTTTCTTTCGATGAGGTCGCGTTGATTGCTCTTACTGCTGCTGCCACTTTCAGCATTTTGGATACCTATGTTCCTAGTCTCGCTGTTAGTGCTAGGACCGGTGCTGGCTTCGGTATCGGTGCTAACCTCGTCGGGTTCCCCACTCCTCTGCGTGTTTAAATATTAAGCATTCGGCTCATTCGCAATACGTACACACTATAATATATGCTTCAAGTAGTATATATTATAAAAATGATTGTAATACCCGAATGGAATGATTTACGTAAATGGTTTGGCGTACCTCCACCAAAACGTGAAAGCGGTGCTGTAATGGAATTACGAGAAAGATTTAGTAATTATCATTATCATATCGTAGAGCGTGACCCCGATAATTTTCGCATCCTAGTTGCTGTATTGATTACATACATTATTGTTCTTCTCGTACAACCTACACGGTATTATTGGTGGTACCCGTCGTTTAATCTCTCGATTACTGGTATAGGAGTTTCATTTCCTGATAGTCACATCGAGGTAAATATTATTCTTACCGAATACATTATGAAGCGTATGCCAAGTGATGTATCATTTTTTCGCATGACAGATATGAATCCTGCTGCGGCATTTACAAGTGTAATCAAATCAGATGAAATGCCGGTGGAAGAGATGGACAAAATCATGACGAGTAGTCGTGTGATGTTTGTTACGAAAATGCTCAAATGGATGTACAATCGTGCTCGACCTGCACAAATCGCACCTGAACTCATCAACGAAAAAAACGGGACGCTTCTTCATTCTGACTCTGCAGGTACGCCATCATATCCATCGGGCCATGCGGTTCAAGCGTATTATTTAGCCAAAATACTTGCCCGTCGATTTCCCGCAAAGACCCAAGCTGTGATGGAGATTGCTACAAAATGTGCGAATATTCGGATTATGGCAGGGCTACATTATCCAAGTGACCGCGATTTCGGGTGGTGGGTTGTTGACCGGTATTTAACCGATGCCTAGTACATGGTTGTGTTATCTTCGCCGTGGTGGAGGCCTATTTTTCACCAGGTCGGTCATCATTTTTTCGTAATTTACGTCTTGTTTTTCGATATCACTATATCCCGGACGCTGTATAATACAAACTGGTGTAATTATATACCACCGGTCGGAACGTTGAAGACGTTTCCAATACATGTCACATGCAAATTCCGGCTTATTTTCAGGATTCGCTGTAAGACCCGCAAGTCCTTCTTCGAAATTCCGAATCAACGTATCATAATAACGGCTGCATACAAGATAACATGTTGCGACTTGACAATTCGCAACACGAAAACAATCGGGACTCTCTATTTTAAATGGTGGAAAATTATTCCCAGAAAGTAACAAAACATCCCACTCATCACGAAACCGCGAAAGAAACGAATTTACTTGATGAACCAAGACTTCGGGATGAATAAAATATGCATCATCTTCGAAAATGAGAACGTGGTCCCATCCGTTGTTTTTTGCGATGCGTAAACATTCGAGATGACTCTTGGAACACCCGATAGCCCCATGTTCATGATAGATTGCTGAGAAACGTGCAACTGGATAGAATGAATAGTCAGCAGGGTCCCGTGAATGAAGCTCATTCATCTGTGTTTCAAATATCATTCGACGGTCAGTGCGAATATCTAGATTGATGTAAATCGCATTTTTTATATCGGAAAAACTTTGCAGCATAATGAATTGAAATGGAATTGAATGATACATACTTATTATGATTTTGTTTATTTCACTTTCATGAGCGTAAACATTATAACTTAAAGTAACGGACTTATATTATTTATAATACGGTGATATGATTACAATAAATATCATGGGTGGGTTGGGTAACCAACTATTTCAAATATTTACAGCAATCGCGACCGCACTTCGAAACCATGATACATTCTTTTTTTTAAAATATCACGATCTTGGCGGGCATTCTGGACATCCACGACATACCTACTGGGATAGTTTATTTAAAAAGTTGTCTAATTATTTAAAACCGTTGGACGAAACTTCATTAAAAGAAACAGAATCATTACCATCATGGAATGAAAGAGGTTTTACATTTAGCCCGGTTCCAACAGACACAAATAATAAAACTCTTCGATTAACCGGTTATTTTCAGAATGAGAAATATTTTAAAGATAAATACACAGAAATATGCGATCTAATTGGATTATCTGACCAACAGAATATGATAAAGCAATTATACGCAACTGAGGAATGGAGTCGCGATTACATCGACAGTCCTAGTAAAAGTCGCGTTTTAGTGAGCATTCATTTTCGTATCGGCGATAGTGTCCAAAATTTACATATTCACCCAGTAATGACGAACGATTTCTATTACCGTTCGATTTCATATATCGTTGAACAGCACACAAGCGGTGATACAAATTTGGCAAACTCTAGAGATTTTACATTTCTAGTCTTTTATGAACCATGTGATAAAGTAATTGTTGAAGAGAATATTGCTGCATTACAACAACGTTGCGATGAAACATTCGGTGGAGGTGATAGAATAAAATTTATTTTTGTGGTAGATACAATCCCAGATTGGCAACAGATATTACTTATGAGTTTATGCGACCATAATATTATACCAAATAGCACATTCAGTTGGTGGGGTGCATATTTTAATAATAATCCCAATAAAATCGTCTGTTACCCGAGTATTTGGTTTGGTCCAGGATTATTTCATTATGACACAAGCGACCTATGCTTGAATTCTTGGCATAAGATAGCTGCGTGAACATGTAATTCGAATATAAAATCAAACTCAGTATTTCATTTATAACATGATAACAATAACTATCATGGGTGGGTTGGGAAACCAACTTTTCCAAATATTCAACACGATTGCTACAGCACTACGTAATCGAGACACGTTCTTTTTTATGAATTACGAGAGACTACCTGGCAATCCAGGCCATCCAAGATATACGCATTGGAGTACCTTATTACGAGGGCTACGTAAGTATCTTACCCCAAGCAACAGTGTTACTGATAAGATGTTTCAGTCATTGCTTCGATGGGACGAAATCGGCTTTCAATATACGCCGGTTCCAACCGACACGGTGAAATATACCAAACCATTGCGTCTTCATGGTTACTTTCAAAGTGAGAAATATTTTAAAGATAAATACACTGAAATATGTAATATGATACAGCTATCGGAGCAACAAACCTGGATAAAAAATATTTATGGTAATGAAGAATGGAGTAATGATTATCAAGGAAACCCGTCGAAAAAACGAATTCTTGTAAGCACGCATTTTCGTATTGGTGATTCTGTCCTGAATTTACATATTCACCCAGTAATGTCATTGGACTATTATTATGATTCAATATCACATATTATAAAGAATACAACTACTTCCTCTTCTACGGAGAGTTATTCGTTTCTAATCTTTTATGAACCATGCGACAAAGCGATTGTCGAAAAAAATGTAAAGTGGCTGAAAGAGCGTTGTGATTGTCAAACGAATATAAATAGCGTAACATATGGGAGAGATATTCGGTTTCACATGGTGAGAGATACAATCGCAGATTGGCAACAAATGTTACTTATGAGTGTATGTGACCATAATATTATCCCGAACAGTACATTCAGTTGGTGGGGTGCATATTTCAACGCCAATCCTACGAAAATAGTTTGTTATCCAAGCATTTGGTTTGGTCCTGGAGTTTCACACAACACACACGATTTAATACCAGAATCATGGACAAAAATACAAACAGAAAATACGTATGTATTTGATTCAAGTCATCAATGAAACTATAATATGTAAATATAGTAAGATATATCTACATATTATCTACATATCGTATTATAATGACAATTCAATACGGAAGTGTGTTATCGAATGAAACACTCTATTGGTTGACTTCACATCCAGATGTTCTCGCAGCAAAGGCACGCATTATAGCAAAAGCAACTAATCTTGAACATGCATCTGAATATTTCACAATACCATTGACAGAATCGATTCGTTCACAACTATACAATCATATGGGACTTCAATTCTCCCATTTAACATCAATTCCAATGCGTTGGATTAAAGGAGATACACCGGTTCATCATGACAGTGGGATTGCTGTTTTTACAAATACATATTTAGTGTATTTAACGAGTAGTCCAGGTAACCTTATTGTAGATGGTATTGCCTATCCAATCCAGCCGGGTTATGGTTATTCGTTCTCGGAAGGAGTTTCCCACGAAACTGTTGGAACCGATGATGGTAATTCAGAACCACGTCTTTTAATGGGTCCGATGAGTGAAACTGGGTTTGCAGTAGGTGGTCCACAAATACATTATCCCGGTGGAACTACTGTATATATACGCCAAACTGCGGTAGGCCAACCTGTAGAATATAGTTCAGACCAAGTTTCATGGAATCCCATATATTGGACCTCTTATGTACATAATTCGAATACCGCAGCTGGTGTATTAACGATTGACTTTATTACAGATATAACGATTGATACCACAATCGGAGGAACTAACGGATATTTTGTATGTAATACTGATAATATCCAAATCGGTTCTCGTCTATTAAAACCGGATGGGACACGGCGGGTCATTACAATAAACGGAATCACGAATTATCAGGGGTTTATTCAAAACGGAACTGGAAATGGTGGCGGTGGCGGTGGCGGGACAAATGGGTACAATAATATTTACGTCATGAACCTCGAAATTCATGCAACTGGTCTAACAGACCTCGTGAATGGCGGTGGGTGGGTGGGTCAAGGACATTTCGGAAACAATACGAATGCGTCGAGTAACGTATTTATCAACTGTCATTCGACTGGCATTGTAACTAACGGCAGCGGTGGAATTGTTGGACATTATTGCGGCCCTATAAAATGTGTAGGATGCTCTTCATCCGGTCAAATCCATGAATTTGGCGGCGGTATCGTAGGGAGTTATTCACCGTCTACTACCGGTCTACTTCGGTGTGAATCATGTTGGACTACAGGTGCGATTGGTCATGCTGCTGGCGGTATAACTGGGCGTTCTACTGGTAGTGCTGTAGTCATGAATTGTTATTCAACGGGTACAATCGCTGAAAATGCTGGAGGGATATCTGGTCATGAAACTGGCGGCGGCGGCGGCGGCGGTGGGGGAGGCGGAATTACATATACAGTAAGTGACTGTTATAGCACAGGTATAATTAATGACCTCGCCGGTGGTATTATCGGTAGTGATTCAGGTATCGTAACAGTAAGTAATTGTTATTCGAACGGTGCTATTTTAGCCACAGGCGGAGGTATTATCGGCAGGGTTCCTGGTTCAAATTCTACAAATAAAGTGATTACAAACTGTTATACGACAGGAACGACTCAACATGCTCACAGTTATATTGTCGCAGGTTATACAAATGTCAATACAAATGTTACGGTTCATACAGGGACGGTCACCCTCGCGAATAATTACTCCGAAGCGGCGAACTCTAGCTCCGGTTGGAATACAGTTCGTGCAAATACAGTACTTACAGGAACACCCACATCATCAAGTGTTCCTGTTGGTGCCAAATGGGTGTATGCTGGTACCGACACGCCATATGAACTTTACATGATGGGTCACACACCATATACACGTACGGTAGTATCTGGTGCGGCTACATCCCCCGTAATTGTGCGTTTATTTGCCTCTTCCGTGGCGGCTGGAACTTCGACTGCAGCGGCATTAATCAGCGGTCGGTCGTATCGTATATTACAAATCGCCATCAATGGCGGCGGTGTAGGTTCATTTCCGACGATTACGATGAATGCCACGACAGGTGCCATAACTACAACGCGAGAGACCGCGAATGGAACCTATACAATAACTCTTCGCAATAACGGGAGTTATCATATTACAGTATATGAATTGACCGTGACAGAAGCGGTCGCACGGCCATATAATCCATGCCGTTTTTTCGGTCTATTTACAAATAACGCCCAAGTGTTTTATAAATCGAATAGTTTAGCCGGGGGCGGTGTAGGAACGGTTCGAAATCACCGAGTTAAGACACGACGGACATAAGACTGTGAACGCAAGTATCTAGATGAACAATATTATTTTATAATCATATTTATTATAGTATCACTTTAAGAATATGGTCTCGTGCAAAATAAAACGTAGTCACACTAAACGACGGACGCAAACCAAACGCAATTCAAAAAAGAATGCGAAATCACGAAAGAATCGTATGATTGGTGGCTATGTCGGAAGAAGAATGTATCTTGATAAAACTTATGAGGGACAGATTTGGCCGCAAGTGAATAAGCCACACGGAAATGGAACGATGACATGGAATAATGGTGATGTGTATCATGGACAATGGAAATACGGAAAAATGTCTGGATTAGGAACGATGACATGGCACAACGGCGTAACTTACAGAGGAAATTGGCGTAATAACAAAAGGAACGGGTTCGGGGTTATGAGAAATAATAGTGGTAAATTAGCGGAGGGTGTTTGGCAAGATGACACTCCTATCGGTAAATTCAAAATAATATGGCCGAATGCCGACCCGATACTTGGGTCAAGTAAAACAGTCGATGCGGATGAACTTGATGATTTGGAATTTTACGATGATGTTTCAGAGGCAGATACAGAACCAGACCCAGATTTGGGTTTTTGAATACTGTAACTGGCAATGGCTTTCCTTCATTACGATTTCGTTCCACTCACGGTGTCGGTATAAACACCCAATCGAACTCTAGACATATCTGTTTCCAAATCTGGTCTTGTTCAATCCGCTTTTCTCGGTCTTTCAACATTGGAAAGAATGGAAGGAATTCGTGACGGCCAAGTAGTTCACACAACTTATACACCGTATAATAGTAATTCAGAAAGTTCACACGGTCGTCTGGGCAGAACTTCGCATATGGACCTTGAATTTCCATAAAAAGATTACACAATCGCTCTTCCAAATCAGGTGTCATAACTGGCGGTTTAATCCCCAGCTTATCTTTAATAAATGGTATATGTTCGTAGTATTTATTAAATCCTAGTTTCTTCATAATTTCTTTCGCTTTCTTATCTGTGAATTGAGAGATTTCAATCCGCTCTTTTTTAATTTGTTGTTTGATACTTTCAAGAACGTGTTCGGGTATTGATGTAGTCTCTTTCGCTTGAAACTGTGCAAGGATTTCGCGAAAATGGTTGATGCGTTTATACGCATAAAAACACGCTTCTTTAGGAGGTTCCTTGTAAGATGGCTTTTCATTATCGATTAGAAAAACTACTTGTTTAGAGCATTTGTTACATACCATAATTCCTTCACTTTCAATCGGAATCATCTCACCTTGCCGACAAAACTGGCATATATCCGTCGAGTAGACATATTTAGAAACATCCATATAATTTTGGTCAATACTCGACATGTATTTTTCCACATTATTGTGCTGAGTTTTGAACAACTCCTCTGTTTTTTTGGCTTCAGGGAGATTAAAAAACGCATTTAGGGATTTTGTTTTCATCGACCCACCACTTGTTATTGTTTTCTTTGTTTCAAAGTACTCGAATATATATTCACTATTATTTAGATAATAATTTTTGTAGTCTTGTTGGTATTTCTTAATCGTAGCAGTTATTTCTTTTATTCGGTCTCGTATTTCAAGACATTCTTCAATGACTGATTTATATTTAGTATTTTTACAGCTTTCTTGTAGTTTATCACCATTATCTTCTGTTTGAAATCCATTATCAATACCCGTACCCGTACCCGTACCCGTACCCGTATCTTCAGGAATTATTCCACCATGTTTAAGAATACGCAGACGTTCTTTTAGGGAGTTTCTTTCATTCTCAAGCTCTGGAATAATTGTATCTTGTATATATTGAAACTCTGTCTGTAACTCTTTATGCTTGCTATCCAGCGTTGTAATGCTTCGCTCGTCAAGAATAATCTTTTTCGGCGGTTTATACTTAAATAATGACATAATTGATGCTCCTCCACCACCGCCGCCGTATATAAGAAGTTTAGCAATTTTTATTTAATTCGTATTTTGTTGTATTCTTTTGCGGATTGTGTCAATTTTCGCGATTTTTTTTCTTTTTCAATAGTATAACAAGCATTTTATAATGGGTGGAGGACTTATGCAACTTGTCGCCTATGGCGCCCAAGACGTTTACCTTACTGGTAACCCCCAGATTACTTTCTGGAAGGTTTCCTACAAGCGTCACACTAACTTCGCTATGGAGTCTATCGAGCAGACTTTCAATGGCCAGGCTGACTTCGGTCGCCGCGTGACCTGCACCATCTCTCGTAATGGTGATTTGGCTTACCGCACTTACCTTCAGGTTACTCTCCCCGAGATTAGCCAGTCTTTGAAGAACACCTCCGGTGCCTCTGGCGTTTATGCCCGTTGGCTTGACTTCCCCGGTGAGCAGCTCATCTCTCAGGTTGAGGTTGAGATCGGTGGCCAGCGCATCGACCGCCAGTACGGTGACTGGATGCACATCTGGAACCAGCTTACCATGTCTACTGAGCAGCAGCGTGGCTACTTCAAGATGATCGGCAACACCACTCAGCTGACCTTCATCACCGACCCCTCCTTCAACGACATCGATGGCCCTTGCGATGCTAACGCTCCTCGCCAGGTTTGCGCTCCCCGCAATGCTCTCCCTGAGACCACTCTCTATGTGCCCCTCCAGTTCTGGTTCTGCCGCAACCCCGGTCTGGCCCTCCCCCTCATCGCTCTTCAGTACCACGAGGTCAAGATCAACCTTGACATCCGCCCCATTGAGGAGTGCTTGTGGGCTATGTCCTCCCTGAACAACACCACTGGTTCCGCCGTGAAGGTCACTTCCGCCTACAACCAGTCCCTCGTTGCCGCTTCCCTCTACGTCGACTACGTGTTCTTGGACACCGATGAGCGCAGGCGTATGGCCCAGAACCCCCACGAGTACCTGATCGAGCAGCTCCAGTTCACTGGTGATGAGTCCGTCGGTTCCTCCTCCAACAAGATCAAGCTCAACTTTAACCACCCTGTTAAGGAGCTTATCTGGGTTGTCCAGCCCGACAAGAACGTTGACTACTGCTCTTCCCTCGAGTCCAACACCGTTCTTAACCGCCTTCTCGGTGCTCAGCCCTTCAACTACACCGACGCTGTCGATGCCCTCCCCAATGCCATCATGGCTTTCGGCTCTCACGACTCCGTCGCCAACACCACCGGCTCTTACATCAGCGCCTCCGGCCTCTTCAACGATGCCGGTGCCCCTGACCTTGCGGCTGCCCCCGGCACTTCTTGGTGGCACGGAACTGACCCTACTCTTCAGTACAACCTTCCCAACTTCGGTGCTGCTTCTGCTGCTTCTGGTGTCTCTGATGCCGGCACTTTTGTCCTCACCGAGACTTCTCTCGACATGCACTGCTGGGGTGAGAACCCCGTCGTGACTGCTAAGCTCCAGCTTAACGGCCAGGACCGCTTCTCTGAGCGCGAAGGTACCTACTTCGACCTCGTTCAGCCCTACCAGCACCACACTCGCGCCCCTGATACCGGTATCAACCTGTATTCTTTCGCGCTGAGACCCGAGGAGCACCAGCCTTCTGGCTCGTGCAACTTCTCTCGTATTGATAACGCCACCCTTCAGCTTGTTCTTTCCAACGCCACCGTTGAGGGAACTAACACTGCCAAGGTGCGCGTGTATGCCGTGAATTACAACGTTTTGCGTGTGATGTCCGGAATGGGCGGGTTTGATGTACTAGTTATAGTAATGTGGATGTTATTACTATCAACAGTAAACAAGACCGGAAAAATTGCGTGCCATAGCCAATTGAGCTCTAGCTATGGGAAAACACTTGGGTCCTCAGTATCATGTTTTTAATGATATAACCAGACCAGCAATTAGTGATTCTGACTTGTCGTCGTCAGAGTTGCGACACCTCTTCTATTGTTCGGGAAACCCCTTAGAGCCTTATCTACCAAACTTATCTCCGAAAGGAATAAGCGGCCAAGAAAAAAAACTTGGGTATGGTAAAAATGATAAGGATTGGGCAATCCGCAGGGGATCGACCTAAAGACGCTATGTTAGTCCATGGTCGACCATCAGAGACCGCACGGAGGTGGGTTTTCAGTGAAGGTTTAAGCAGCCGGAGAAAATCTAAGATTCAGTCCATCCCCTAGGGAAACTTAGGGTACAAGAGGGCCTACTCGAATTGATATTCGTAGTGCATCACAGCCTCATATCTACAATTCTATTTTATGTTTATCGCAAGATAAATATAAAAAATTAATCATTTTGTATTACTTCCATATGATATTCCGTAACATTTAATCACAATCATAAAACAACTCCACGATTTCAACCGTCTTCTCCGTCGCGTTTTCTGGGTTCGTCCAATATTCCACTTGTTCGCGCAACATCTCCAAGCGCGATTCCCATTCTTTCTCCTTTGATTTCTTCACAACACAAATACCTTTCCCATTCACACCCAGCACGAAGTAACGCTCTCACCGTTTTCGTCGGTATACTCGTCAGGGTTAAACCGAATGAATATTACAGGCCGATGGTTTAGATCTTGTGACAATTCCATTATTCGTTTATGTTCGCAAGAGCAGTCATAGTTAATGTGTTGGTTTTCATCCACTTCCACAATAATGATTTGATTTCCCAAGTCAAGCAATAAGTCTGGTCTGCGACGCGAACAGCCATCCGTTATTACTTTATCCGCAACCCAGCTGAAATCTGGAAAATGTGATGTTATGTATTCAACCACACAGCGTTCTTTGGTTTTGTAGTTATGAGAGACGTGCTTGTCAGGGAACATGTGTATGAAACAATGAACGCAGTAACCATCGTATTTCTCGACAAAAGAATATGTATTACACCATTCATTCCGGCAAGTTTTATTTTTGATATCTTTCATATTTGGGAGTTTATAGCTATAACAATACAATGCCGTTTTTTCATTCGCATAATTATAATTTGGGATTATATTACATCCTTCGTGTATGCATCTTTTACTTTTGATGTTTATCATACCATCTTGTTTATGAATACCACATAAAATTGGTTTCTTTTCAGATTTGTAATTATACGTTGGTCGTGTTCTACAATCTGGGTAAATACACAGTTTATTTATTATATCAGACATTCCTTGTAATTTATGCTTTCTACAATACAAACCCTTTTTTTCTCCGTGATAATTGCAAGAAGCAATTGTTTTGCATCCATCATAAATACAATTTCGATTTTTTACATCAATCATATTTTCAAGGCGATGAGAAGAACAATACAAAGCATCAGTTTTTCCTTCATAGTTATATGTCGGTCTTATTTTACATCCATCGTAAATACACGGTTTATCCTTGACGTTAACCATGGTGCCCTCTTTATGAAGGTTGCAGTATAAAAGCTTAATTTCTCCTTCATAATTATAGATTGGATATTTCGGACACCTCACCCCTCCTCATCCACAAAAGCACACTTCTTCGGCATTTCACCCTTCTATAAATCCCATCACCTAATTTAATTTCAATTTTACCCAATCAAAAAATTGAAAATGTTTATTCCATTTCACCCTAATCCATACAGCTACACTTCATTCCGCGACACATTCGTTCGGCTTCACTTCGTTTCGCTACTTCATTCCGCGATGACCCTCCACTTCCAACAACAACACGAATATATCACCCAGAAATACGGCTCCGGTTCCGCCGCACCCGACTCCGCCTTCGTCGTGACCTTCAAACCCGGCCACACGAAATCTCTCGGACGCACCGCCAACCAAATGAAAAATCCCATATGGGAAATAATGAATCCCCACACCGGCGAAATCACGGCAGTCATCATGTATTGCGAACCCAATGAATACTGTGAATTATGCCCCACGAGCTACCAAAAAATACTGGAATACGAGGCAAACCATAACAATGGCGAGAAACTCACCTGGTATAAAACCGCGAATGGATATATCTCGTGCCACAACAACGTCTTCATCCATCAAGTCATTATGAACACGTGGGGGAACGGAAAAGGCACCGGTGTCATAAGCGTCGACCACCTCGACCGAAACCCCATGAATAACCGATACGACAATTTACGCATCGCGACGATGCAAGAACAACAAAAGAACAGCAAAGGCACGGCCGATGATGGAAGCAAGCGCAATAGAAAACACAGTGCTCGCGTACTACCCAATGGAATAACCCAGGAAATGATGAAGAAATATGTGGTGTATTACTTCGAATGGTTGGATAAAGAACACACGAGGAGTCGCGAATTCTTCAAGGTTGAGAAACATCCCAAACTTGAAAAACCGTGGATGACAAGCAAATCCGAAAAAGTGTCGCTCTTACAAAAATTGGAAGCCGTGAATAAGGTCGTCGGTGATTTGGAAAAGGGCATCTTCCCCGAAGATACTGCGCCAGCGTCGGTGTTGCCGAAATATATATCCCTTGTCATTGTGTACGAGAAACCACACTTGGTATATGAACGACGACGCGAAAGCGGAGTCCGCGAAGGATTGCGTATGGTATTGCCTGAAAACTATACACTAGAAACCGAAATCGCGAAGTTGAAAGAGAAAGTAGACGCGAAATACGGGGTGGGTGCGATGGAGTAAAACCATCAACCAAACCATAAAATTGAATTGATAAAATTGAATCATCCAAACACATCAAACCACATCACCTCAAACCAGCGACCAATGCGACCACTTCGTCTTGTTGATCCCAAGGACCTTATACCCGGCAAAATGTATCTCATCCGAGAAAAACGTCCCGAATTCGCCCACCTCAATAGCAAAGGCGTCTTTGTAAAAAATGATTATCCGTCGGCACCTCATTATTGTACGATAAGTCACTTTACGAATGTTATGTTTAGCGGTAAACAAAGAACCGTACTTGGCCTTCAAGACGTATACTGGAACTATTATGAAGCTGACGCTGTCGAACGTGCCTACATCACACATGCTCTTCGGATTATCACTGGGGACCCCGATTTCATATTCAACGATTATTGACGATAATCCGAATCTTGGGTGTTAATCTCGTCATTATATATAATAAAAATGAAAACCGTTTTTATTGTAATCACCCTGGTGACATTTATCATCTTTTTTATGGAGGCACTTATCCATTTCAATATCGGAAAGAATGGCAAACACAATACACACAAATATATTCATGTTTCGGACCAAATAAAAATTCATATTCCAGATAAAAATGAATTTTTTGATATTGTAAAAACCGTTCTGTTTTTTTCGGTTATTAGCGGGTTGTTAAGTGCGTATGTGATTAAGCGTCATATGTAGTTGTGGATGTATCTACATCCCTACATACAACAGGATTATACCCCCTTCACGATTCCCATTCCAACCATCCGCCACAGAATGACCGACACCACGCTTCCGACGATGAAACCGTTGCCAGCTGCTTCCAATGTCTTTCCGAATAAGAAATAGGCAATCGCGGGAAACAGAAGATAGGTCAGCACAGCATAAAACGCCATAACTCCGGTGTATTTTGTCATATTGAAACTGAGATTCATGTTCATGATTAATTTGCTATATATTAGTGAAGGAATATTATTTTTATCCACTCCTTTGTAGTTCCACCGATTCACTTCAACTACACTACGCTACACTACGCTACACTACGCTACACTACGCTTACATGACATACGGGACTAAATATTCCTCCGTTTTTTCATAATGAACCACGGTTTTCTTTTTCATCTCCACCGAGACCTTCGTTGTCGCCATTTCCCTCGCCGCCTCTTTCTTCGGGACGACACAGCACCCACAATGATCTTCGTTTGCTTGAATAATTTTACGGTCGATAATCTTTTCGTCGTATTGTATGCCCCAACGTCCGAGTGTTATAGGTGCAGACGCAGTATATGCCGGTGCTTTCACCATCATGCGTTCAACAAGACTACGAAACAATGACTTCATTTCTATTGAATAAGATAATAGACAACAATATATTTATACCGGTATTCAATAAAAGCACATCAATTTAATCTCTCGTGATGTTGCATCGTACCGTCGTCGTGTGCTTCCATCCTCGACGCCCATACTTACAATGTTGGCGTTGAGAGAAGCCGCGTGGACGACGGCAGTTGATGCTGCGTTTGTATTTCATTGACCAGCGGTGAGGACGGCGTTTCGTTAAAGGCATGATTATATAATAATAACATACTAAAACTACATCACCAGCAAGCTTTGACACAACATTGGAATGCACTAAAGTCTCGACAATAAATCCTCAATACTATCTAAATCAGTCAAGAATCGTGGGTAACGTGCATGAAATTCGAGCATTTCCACTACACATTTTGGGTAAGATGCATTCAGGAGCTCTTCCGTTACATCAGCCCATCTCTCGACGACGAGACACGGAAACGCTGCATATAGCCGGTCAAACGCTGTATGTGTCCGAATGACAATCGGAACGCACCCAAGATAAATGCATTCATAAAACCGATGCGTATCTACGCCGCAACCTCTCGGACATAAAGCAAATCGGCTTTCGAGTGTTTTATCATAGATCACCGCCGGAGGAATCTTCTCATAAAAATACTCCGGTGTGTCACGTTTCTCTCGTTCTTCACGCCTGTCAGGCGTAGGGTCATCATTCAAGTTATAGACAAATGACGACGAACCGGTTTCCCCCGCACCGGTAAAGAGTTCATAGCACTCTTGACGCGACGGATGTGTCCATACGCTGAAACAAAGAAGACATTTTATTGGCCGTGCAGATTCACTAAATACGTCGTTGGTCCCTGTGCGCAACATTGAGACCCCCTTCTCATATAAACACGAATGATGAAATCGGTGATGCATTAAAACCACCGACCCGCAATCACGTATTCCAATTGGCATAATACCTACTTTAGGATGGTCGTAAGCATTATTTTGAACTAGGACTCGAATACTTACGGGAAGTAATCTCTCGATAAACTCCCACGCAACCAGCGGTTCTTCCATGATATAAAAGACGACGCTGACATTACGTGCTTGTAGAATCGCTACAAGGGTATGGACAGGAACCTCAGATTCTCTCGTCGATATAAAAATCGAGTCTCCGTGACATAGCTGTGCAGCATATTCCGCATAATCATGGACTCCTACATTAATCCGGTTGGTATAACACAGCGTGCTCCTCAACGCGAAGCCGATTTGCGACAATTTGAATATGAGACTATTTGATAATATGTGTTTTGCTTGCTGAATTGCGTTCATTATGTAGTCGTTTGATATTTAGGAACGTTTCATTTTTATATATTTTATGCTATGGATATACAAAATGACAGATATACATGATACTATAAATCATGATACTATAAATCATGATACTATAAATCATGATACGACTATCCTTGTCTCATCGGCGAATCTTGGAAAAGCTAAGCGAGAGAGAAAGCATAACGCACAAATACTGCCCTATGGTATAACCCAAAGTATGATGAAGAAGTATGTCGTATATTATCGAGAGAACGTCTACTTAAGAAATGGTAAAACGCAACTGAGAGAATATTTCAAGGTTGAATCACATCCACGTCTCGCAAAACCATGGGCGACTTCAAAATCAGTGAAAATGTCATTACATGAAAAGTTAGAAGAGGCAAACCAATTCGTAACGAATTTAGAAAATACGACCATAGAAATGGACGCAGACACGATACCAGAGAGTGAAATAATGGACATAGATAACTACATGGTAGAGACATATAACAAGAAGTTGCCAAAATATACATCAATACGGTTTATAAAAAGGTCTCCGCCGTTGACAACATTTTCTCTCGTTTATGACCATAAAGATAATAGTAATGGCTTTCGGTGGACATGTAGTCATACATTTAGTATATCATCGACATCATTCGAATGTTTCAAATCTATCTTCACGGATACATTGATTTCTCAGGAAGTGAATAAGTTAAGAGATAAAATATACGAAAAATATGCGGTCGACCTACTCTACTACACGTAGTACGTAACGTATGTATGACAATATCTACATAAATAAATATACATATATTATTATATATAGGCGAATATGACCATTTTCAAATTACATACGTCTTCTATATCCGCGACGATAGAAGACGATGACATTGAGAGCCCTAGGGTTCCTCGCGGAAAACGAAGTGACCTAAGTGAAAGTGACTTGGAAGAATTCACGCGTTCATTTGCATCAGTGATGATGTTGTCAGGTCATTTAGAATGAAAATATTCGACCTTCATATTAAATTTCTAGAAAATAGAATGAATCACATACTTTCAATCATTTGAAAAAAAATTGAAATGTTTTTCTCCAAATCAGATACCAACAGTCATTCGTATCAGAAACAACCAAACGTATACAATGTCGTCGTCGAGAACCTCTGCTTCTTCAACTGCTACCCCTTTCTGCAAGGTATGCTGTGATGCCGGAAAACCCAAAGAAGAATATACCAGCCACTATGTCAAGGACCAGCCCGGACCCAATGGAAAAGTCGTATGCCCAACGCTCCTGAACCAAGCCTGTCGAATTTGTCACAAAACTGGACATACCTCGTCGTACTGCTCTCAATACAACAACCACCGTGACCGTACCCGTCGGGAAGAACCCCGTCGTGAAGAACGCTACATCGAGCGTGAGCGAGAAGACGACTATTATCGTCGTGGTGACCGCCGTGAAGAACAACCAAGACGTGATGATTCGTACAATCGACTTCGTGAAGACACTGAATGCCGAGAGCGTGAAATTCGTGAACGCGATGAAGCATACTACCGTCAGCAAGAACGCCGTTCCAAGCCATGGCTTCAAGCTGCGTTGAAAAAGCCAGAACCAGAAGAACCACAACGCCGTCGTGAGCCATACGCTCACCCTCACGGACCACGCGTGCGATTGAATCTTCAAGCAACTGCTCTTTGTGCGTCGAAACACGCTGTCCATGACACCACCGAAGAAGAACCAACGGCACGTCAACTTCCAGCGTTCGATGTCCGTAAGGTTCAACTCAACCACGCGGCAAAATGGGGAGATGAAGACATAGAACAACCGTTTGTATGTGACAAGGAACAAATGAGTGTTGAGTTCTTGCAGAACGTCATCATGTCAAACTTAACTTCAAACACCGAATACGATTTCATCGCTGCGTGCGATGACCAGACTCAGATGCCATTCAACTGTGGAGACTAAACCGCCGCACAAAATCGCAAACACGCAGGTAAAGCTGTGAATATGTATGTGCCTATGAACTAACACTTTTTTATTCCGTATTCCATTCCATTCCATTAAATTGAAATGTTTTTCTCGTATGATGGCACATGTTGCGTGAATGGAACATCCGTCGTTTGAAACACAGTATCTGAAACCATCTATCATCGAATTTTTAGAAAGAGAAAAAATGGCAAGACAAATCGAAGCAGAGGTCGCCGCCCGAGTCACAGAGAAAGAACATATATATAGTTATGCTGATGGAACCGTCTATATGGGACATATGCGCGTGAATGACCCGGCGAATGTGAAGGATGGCGGAGTCAGTCATCTCCGTCATGGTCGCGGGACTCTTCGCACTCCTGCGTTTGTGTATGGCTCTATGTATCTCAAAAACTACACAAGCGAAGAAGCCGCCGAAAATGCTCATCTCGCCAAATGGCACGAATACGCTGGAACGTGGGAAGATGACAAACTTCACGGATACGGGGTCCATGTTCAAAAATCTGGTAGTGGCGGTGAGATCGTCATCTTCGAAGGAATATGGGAGCATGGAAAACCAACGAAACGTCCTATGGGTGCCGCCGCCAGTAGCGATGATGAATAATCTCATGTGTCAATACACAACAATAAAAGCGAGCAAAGGACACAAAAATTAAAATGTTTTTTTTTGATTTATCCAGATTCACAGAGTCACTAACATGTAAATATACTAAGCAACAACGCTTATGAATGTAATTAGTAAATGACGCCACATCTACATCAACAACTGACTCAACGCATGCTCCTGGAATCATGCTTACTCACGAAGAACGTGTCGAAAAGTCGTCAACACACAAATACGGTCTATGCTGCAGCTGTGACACCGGCCTTGATTGCTGCACCGAATTGATGCTCTCCACCACCCAAGCGGCGTATATGCCTTGTATATGTGCGTCGCATGCAACAGATACTATGCGGACACAGGAACAGAATTTGATTTCGACTTCGACGACTTTCTGAATAGGCGAGTATGAACAACTAACACTTTTTGTTTATAGTATAAGTTCAATAAAAAAATGAGGCATACCGCACCTCTTTTACATAGACACACGCAAAAACACACAAACGCACAAACACACACACACACACACACATGACATTCTTACTATTTTTACTCTACTGAACATATTGAGGAGTCCGACTGTTTCTGGGATGAACAAACCAGGTCGTTGTCGTCTTACCGACGTTGCCGCCCTCGTCCAAGTGAAACACTGGAATCGGGCTCCGATGAAACTCCGCAAACAATTCAGGATGTGTCCATTCGTTTCGCTCCTGTGAATGAGGGAAGTGACGTATTCCACCAGGATACATGTAAGTCGGGGAACCATATGCGGCAAAACGCATAAATGACCCTACTTCATCATCATGGTTTGCTTCTTTCATTTTTTCAATTTTGCGCCGACTGACCGTGCGATGTTTAGCCCAGTCCTGATGGCGTTCACTCTTTTCATGTTTTTGCCAGTTTTTGAATTTTCCGGTGTAGCCACATACACATTCCCAGTGATATTCGCCGCCGTCTCTATTAGTCCATGAACCAACTGCATGTCGTGCAACAAAAGGACAAACCTTAGGGTCGGGGTTATTGGTTTTAATTTCCATTATTTTGATAATATGTTCGGTAGTTTCACGCAAAAGTTGGTATCGAGTCTCATTTGGTAGTGCAATCCAATCTTCTGGAGTCATTTGATGCTGTGCCGCGTCTGGATGTCTGGTTTTCACACGTAGCCACGCACGTTGTTCTGATTCATTTCCATCCATTCCAGGAGGGAATACACGTGCTGCTGCAGGTGATGCAAACAAATGTCTGGATTCGGCATAGGATGGAGGGGATGAAGTAGGGGCGGTTCCACCACGATTTGGTAGCGATGAACCGTATTGTTGTGATGCCGGAGGTATACTACGTGTTTGACGTAGTTGTTCTTCTTGCTGACGATGGAGTGCACCTAATGCATTCATTGCTTCGAGATATTCTCCTTCAAGTATTTTGTCTTGATTTTCTTCAATAA